GGTTCCACTCAGGCCTATGGCCTCGCGCGCTGGGACGGGACGTCGTGGTCGACGCTCGGCGGCCCGTATGTCGGCGAGGTGCATGCGCTGGCGACGCTCGACAGCGGCGACCTCGTCGCCGGCGGCGACTTGTGGACCCTGTCCCCGCAGGCCAACGGCATCGCCCGGTGGGACGGCACGGCGTGGTCGCCCTTCGGCATCGCGGCCCCGACCGTCGCGCCGACGCTGTCGCTGGTGGGCGGCACGGGGCTGGCGGCGGGGCAGTACGAGTGGGCCTACACCTACAGCGATGCGGACCTGTCGGCGGAAAGCAAGGGGTCGGCGGCGGTGAAGATCACCGTCGGCGCCGCCGCGCCGCAGGTCATCCGCTGCCAAGCGACCGGCACCGGGGACGCGCAGGTCGACACCATCTACTTCTACGCGCGCAACATCACGGCGGGCGAGTCGGTCCTGCGCCGCGTGACGCAGCTGCCCAACCCCGGCGCGGGCGTCACGACCTTCACCGATGTCGGCGCCAATACGTGGTTCCCCGATGGGCTGGAGATCCCCGCGCGGCACGACCTGCCCAAGGCGATGAGCTTTGGCGTCGTGTGGCGCAACCGGTGGTGGGGACTGTCGGCGACGGTGGGCAACCGGATCCACTTCACCGAGGTCTTCCTGCCGCAGGCGTGGCCCGACCTCTACTACGTGGACATCCCCTTTGAGAAGGGCGACCGCATCACCGGGCTGGTGGCGCTGGGCGACACGCTCGTCGTGTTCGGCAACACCGGCATCTTCCTCATCATCGGGCAGACGTCGCTCGACTTTGAAGTGCGCCCCAGCGCCGGCGCGGTCGCCGGCAGCCTCGGCTTGCGTGCGGTCTACGTCATCGAGCAGGGCATCGTGCATTGCGCGGAGGGCGGCATCTACATCTTCGACGGCGCGACCGACCGTCTGCTGTCCGACTCGATCATCACGGCGTGGCGCGACATGATGGAGACCTCGGCGCCCGCCGACATCGCGCTCATCGCGGCCACCTACCATGAGCGCCGGAAAGAGGTGCGGGTCACGGTGCCGCGCCTGTTTGAGACCATCACGCCCGGCGAGTGGGTGCTCGACCTGTCGCGCACGCGCGAGCAGGAGACCGAGGCGTGGACGTCGACCGACCGCGCCATCGGCGGCTACATGCCGTGGGACGGCAAGGAAGTGCTGCCCGGCGACCAAGGCCGGCTGCTGTCGTGGAAGTTTGCCGGCGGGCAGCTGGCCGAGGAGTCGGTGGGCACCAGCGCCGATGGCGGCGACATGGTGTGCGTCTACGAAGGCCCGGCGCTGCTGGCCGCGCCGCGCCGCTGGACGCGCTTCATTGATCTGTTCGGCGAGTATGGCCCGGCGCTCGGCTCCTTCAGCGTCGAGGTGCGCGTGGACGACGCCGCGATGACCACGATCCTGTTCCCGATTGCGGCGTCCATCTCGCTCTACTCGGTGTCCCGCTACGGCAACACGCCCTACGGCGGTCGCCTGCGGCGCAACTTCACGTCGATGCTGCCGCTGCAGTCGGAGGGGCTGACGCTGACGCTGCGCGCCACCTACACCGGGCAGGCGAAGTTCCGGTGGTTCACCTACGCGGTCGGGCACCGGCCCGAGCCGCAGCTGCGCGGGTTCTAGCGATGGCGGCGAAGTTTCCGACCTCGGTCCCGTCGTTTCCGGCGCGCGAGGCGCTGCAGCCCATCTTCCCGCAGCACGTCAACGCGCTGCAGGACGAGGTGACCGCGATTGCCGCGACACTGATCGCCACCCCGGCCAACGTCCGGCGCGCGCCGCTGGTCATCCAAGGGGCCAACCCGCAGATCGTGCTGGACGATAGCGGCGCGAACCTCATCAAGGCGCGGCTGGTGCAGCAGGCGGGGGGCGCGAGTGTCCTTGGGACCAACACGATCTGGACCGGTGGGGCGTGGGGGGTCGATGACGTAGGCCAGCGGTCGTCCATGTTGGTGCTCGACCCTGCGGCCGAGCGCCTGCATTACTACACCGCTCCCGGCGGGGCCGCCTCGCCCGCGTGGGCCTTGGCGTTTAGCGTGGACAGTTACGGCCTCCAGTACGAGCGCGGCCGGGCGCGCGCCATCGGCGAGTGGGCCGCCTATACGCCCAGCTGGCAGTCGTCGGGGGTCAACTCCGCGCTGGGCAACGGGACGCTCACCGGGGAGTACACCGTCATCGGCAAGACGGTCTACGCCCGCATCAAGCTGACGCTGGGCAGCACCTCGACGCAGGGGACCGGGTTCTGGTTCTTCTCGGTGCCGCCGGGCTACCCGATGCCCGGCTCGCTGATGGACAACGTCGGGCAGGCGCGACTGGCGCTGGGAACCAATTTCCTCGCCAGCGCCTTCTGGGCGAACGTCAACGCCGTGGGCCTCGTCGCCGAGAACACCAGCGCGCTGGTGGGGGCGGGTGTGCCGTGGACGTGGTCGACGGGTGGCACCTGCACGCTGTGGCTCACCTACGAGACGCCCTAAACCATGGCGACCTTCCCCAGCGCGGTCCCCCCGTTTGTCGCCAAGACTGATGGCGCAGTGATCGAGCCGGTCCATCTCAACGATCTGGGCAGCGAGATCATGGCGGTGGCGACCCATCTCCTCGTCACGCCGCCCGGCCCGGTCACCACCCCCGTGACCGTCACGGGGTCCGAGCCGTCGGTCGCGCTCCACGATCTCGTCGGCGGCGCGCTCAAGGGGCGGGCCATCGGGGGCGGGGCCGGGGCGGCCTCGCTGGCGGTTAATGCGACTATCGAGACGGGGACGTGGCAGGCTGACGAGGCGGCGGGGATGTCGCTGCTGCTCACCATGGCCCCCTCGACGGGCAGCCTCTATGTCGCCCCGGCCGCCGGGGGCGCGGCGGCCCGCACATGGGTCGACATGTTCGTCGTCGGCCCGACCGGGACGCAGCACCAGATGGGCCGCCCGGTCGCTATCGGCGAGTGGAGCGCCTACACGCCGGTCTGGAGCAGCGCCGGGGGCACGGCCCCGACACTGGGCAACGCCACGCTCACCGGGCGCTACGCGATGATCGGGAAGACTGTGCATTGCCGTATCAACTTCACCCTCGGCAGTACCTCGGTGCAGGGGTCGGGCTGGTGGACGTTTACGCTGCCGGTGCCGGGTGTCGGCTGGTTGAACTGGGATCCGATGGGGCAGGGCCGCATCGTACAAGGGGCCGCGCAGCGCACCGTCCACATCAGTTCGACGGGGACGGGCACCACGCTCTATATGACCGTCAACGGTAGCGGCGGCGTGCTGGGACCGGGCGTGCCATGGACATGGGCGGCCGGGAGTGTCATTTACTTAGCCTTCACCTACGAGATCCCGTAATGGCGAGCTTCCCCACGTCGGTCCCGTCGTTTCCCACGCGCGCGGAGGGGCAGACGTTTTTCGCGGACCACATCAACGACCTGCAGGACGAGGTCGTGGCGATAGCGACCCAGCTGCTGGCGACGGCGGCCACCTCGTTCACGTCGCCGCTCACGGTCAAGGGCGACACGCCGGTCGTCGTGTTGGATCCGGGGGCTGGGACTGTGAAGACGCGGCTGGTGCTGCTTGGGCGGGACGGCGGCTACTTCGACTGGACGGTCAACGCCACCCCGGTCGGGGGCGGCTGGTTTGCCGACGACGTGTCGAAGGCGTCCTTGATGCTGCGACTGACCGGGGCGACCGGGCGGCTAGTCTTGTATCACGCCCCTGCGGGAGCCAGCGCGCGCACCTTCACCGAGGTCTGGAGTGTCACGCCGCCCGGCCGGGTCCAAGAGTTACGGCGCGCCGTCGAGTGGATGGGCGAGTGGCGGGACTACACGCCGACGTGGCAGTCCTCTGGCGGGTGGCCGACGCTGGGCAATGGGTCGATCTATGGACGCTACGCGGTCATCGGGAAAACGGTCCACGCCCGCATTGCGCTGACCCTCGGCAGTACCTCGGTGCAGGGGTCGGGGGCGTGGTACTTCGGAGTCCCGGTGGTCAGTGCCGCTGCCGGTGAATCCGTGGTCGGCACGGCGCGCGGATTCTGCGCCGGGAACAACTACAACCTCATCCCGGTGCAACAAAACGCGAACAACGTGCAGTGCCTCTATCACGGCGGCTTCGGGATCGGCGCTGGCGCGCCGGGGGCGTGGGTGTCGGGCGGCAACGTCCATCTTGAACTGATCTACAACCACCCCTAATGGCCCGCACCTCCTACATCACGGCGCTGCTGGCGGGGATGCCGACCGACCAGAAGAAAGCGATGAAAGGCGCGTTTGACTACGTGCTGGACAACATCCGCTGGGGGCGGCCCGAGCACAAGCAGCGCTCGGAGAACGGGCAGCAGTACTTCTACGAGGCGGTCACCGCCGACGCGCCCGACAAAGAGTTTACAATCCTGCACGGGCTGGCGACCCCGCCCTACCTGCTGGTGCCCATCCTCGCGCTCGACGTGGTGGGCACCGAGATCGTGCCGCTGACCGTGACGCGCCCGTCGGATAACGAGCGCATCTACCTGTCGTCCCCGATAGCGAACGCGATCATTCGCGTGATGGTGGAAGCATGACGCCTCTGAAGATTGCCCTGCTGACGGTCCTACTGCTGCTCGACGTGCTGGTGGTGACGCCGTGGCTGACGGCCGGCGGGCCGGCCGGCGTCGACCGCGCGTGGGCGTTCCTCATCCCGCTGATCACCTCCATCGCCGGCGCGCTGGCGAAGAAGGGGATCGACAAGGTGGGCAGCAACGGCGCGAACGCGAACGTCGGCACCGGCGCCGGCTATGACCCGGGCAGCGGGGAGGGCGTCACCGACGGCGGCGGCTTCAACTGGGGTGCGGCGGCGCCATGGCTCGCGGGCGGCGGCGGGGCTGCGCTGGGCTACATGCTGGGCAAGAAGAAGAGCGGCAGCCAGCAGGCCGGCGGCGGGGTGCTCGACTCGATGCTCGCGCAGCAGC